CCCACCTGCTCGGCAATCTGCGCCGGGTTCATATCCTGCGATTGGAAATACTCAGCGAACCGATCAGCCGGGACGTAGACGGTCTTCAGCGGGCCGTCCTTGGTGTAGCGGTCGATCAGCGCCTTGTAGCGGTCAGGCAGCCGCTCGCGCAACTTCGACGCTTGCGCGTTATCGCCGAGCGCTTTAAAGAATTCCTCGGTCTGCTTCGCGCGAGTGTAGCCGCGCACGCCGAGCGCGGTGCGAACAATCGCAGCCGACAGGCCGGCGGCGGACATCTCGCGCGTGACGCCCTCAAGGATCGGCGCGTCACGATTTGTCAGAACATAGCGCGACACGTCATGCAGCAAGCCTTCAGTGAATTCCTGCGCCGCCTCGATGCCGCCGGCCGTTACCTTGTCGGCAATGAAACGCATCGTGCGGTTGCGGATCTCGGGCGGCACACGGTTCAGGATCTTTTCAAGGCCAAACCGCTCGGTCAACGCCGTGATGCCGCCGCCGGCAACAATCGCAATATCCCGCATTGCCGGATCGGCTTGGTCGCGCGCCGTCTTTTCGGCCATGATGTCAGCGCCCTGCCCGACCATCATCGTCGTGCTCGCCGCGCCTCCGGTCGTCAGTGCCGCTGCAATCTGGAAGCCCAATTGGCCCACGCCTGCCGCCACGTCGGTCGCCAGGTTCTCGCGTTCTTTTGGCGGCCCAATAGCCTCGCCCGCCTGCTTCAACGCAGTGCCCTGCGAGCGCAGCATGTAGCCGGGATCAAGGAATCGCGTCCACGCCGGCAAGGTTTCAGGCCGGCCAAAATTGCCGAGTTCCGGCGAGATCGCCGTCATGCCGCGTCGAATGGACCGCGTCGCCACGCCAAACAACTCGCCAAACCCGCTCAGCGTCGAGCCGGCACCCGTTCCCACGACGCCTTCGCCAAAAGCGCGCGGTATGTCCAAGGCATGCGTGAACAGTTTTTCGGCGGCGCTCAGACTGTCCCAATCATCGGACGCGACGGCGGCATTGGCCGGATCGGCGGCCCACGATGCCAGCGCCGGGCTTTCGCGCAGCACGCGCTCGTAGTCGAAAGAATTCAGCCGGTCGCGGTACTCGACGTCGTGCTGATTCAGCCGGATCGCCTCGACCGGCAGCCCGGTGCGCGCCGACAGCGCCTGCAGTTTTGCCTCGGTGTCTGGCTGCCCGCGCGAGGCAAGGGCAATCGAGGCGCGCAGGTGATCGCGCTTCATCCCCGCAACGATGTCGCTGTACTCATTGGGCATTCGCAGATTCCAGCTTGTTGCGGTAAGCCATCATCACCGTGTAGTCATTGACCGGCAAGTCGTCGGCTTGTAGCGCCGCCTCGATCTTCGCGCGCTCGTCCGACGGCACAGTAATCGCAAATGCCTTGCTGCTGCTGTCCCACAGCACCCCGCGACTTGTCACCACGTCGGTCAGCAGGCTCGCAGCCAGTTCTTTCACGCGCGACTGCGGCAATTGCTTTTTGCCGGACGCGGCAAGCTCATCATCGACGGCTAGCTGCAGCATGGAATGGAACTGGTTTATGTCATCGGCTTTTTTGACGCCGGCATCCGCCATCAATTCCTTGACGACAGCGCTGGTAGACCGAATGTTCTGTTCGGCCTGCGGTTCGCTCTGCAACGCGCCTTGCAGCCTCACCAGTTGCTGATACTGCTCGCGGTTCAGCTTGTCGCGCAACGCACCCAGATCAGTATCACGCAGCAGTACCGGATCATCGATCAACTGCCCGTACACCTGCCAATCGGTGGCGCGCAGCCCGCCGGTCGCCACCTCGCCCGCGTAGTTCATCGCCCGCATGCGGTCATCGCGCGACAGGAAATTGATATCGGCCGCGCGGCTGCTAAGCACCGCTTGAAAATCGCCGCCGTTCTGCTCAAGGTCGTCGTACAGGCTCGACAGCGTGTTTGCCTGCGCGCGCTTTAAATCGCGCTCCTTGTACCCGGCAATCTGCGCGACGTAACCCTCCAGGCGCATCTGGTCATCGGCATTGGTGATGGTGCCTGCCTTGCGCGCGCGCTCGACGGCAGCAGCCTGCGCCGCCGGCAGGTCGATATAGCCATCGGGATCCACGCCCATGGTGTCGACCACATCCCGCGCCACGGTCACAAACGAACTGGCCTGCGTCTCGGCCAGCCGCGCCTTTGCCTCGCGATCCGATTCGTCCCGCTTCTGTTTCGAGTAGGCCAGCGCCCGATCCTGCTCTTCGGAAGTGAGCATGTTCCACATGGCCCCGCTCGGCTTCCAGCCCGCCGGATCGGCATCAATGCGTCCCTGCACCGCATTGAACGCCACTTTCTTCCGCGCCTGATCGCGCAGTTTCGCCTTTGCCTCAGCAGGAATGTCTAGCGCTTCAATGGTCGAGCCCCACTTGCCAAGCTCGCGCTCCGCAAGATCAGGTTGCTGCTGCACCAGTTTTGCCGACAAATCGACTCCCTCATCGATCTGCTGCCCGCGATAGCGCGTACTCTCGCCGGCCTGCCACACGATCGCCTGCCGCCCATAGACTTCGCGGGTCTGCGCCAGGTGCGCCTGCAGCGCGCGCTTTGCGTACTCGTTCGGCGCGTTCTTCACCGCGCCGGCAGCGTACTCATCGAACCGCTTGAGATAGGACGGCACAAAATCCCCGGCACCGGGCGGCGCCGAGGATTGCAATTCCTGCATAAACTGGAACGTGTCTAGGTCGGCCTGCGATGCGGCCTTGGACGCCCACAGGCGGCCGTCTTGCTCCTCGCGCGCAAGCTTGCGCTCCTGCAGCGCGCCGGCCACTTGCAACACGCCCTCACCCAGCGCTTGCAGCCCCTGACCTTGCCCTTCGTAAGACGCACGCCCCGGATTGTAGGCCTGCGACGGGACGACCTGCTGCTCGTAGACGGGAATGCGTGGCATTACGTCATCCCTTTCATTTTCATGTAGTCGCCAACGCCACCCAGAATCGTGCCGGCCGCTTTGAAGTATCCTTGCTTTCTCGCTGTGCGCGCAGCGAACCGTTCCTGCTCTGCTTGTGCGTCAAGCCCGCGCGCGCGCAGATCGCCCTCGTAGCGAATCGTCAGCGCATCCAGTTCGGCCATGGCCGAGGATTGCTGCATGACGTCCGCAGCCGAGCCACCCATGCCGCCGCCAGACTGCGCAAATGCAGCGCGCTGCTGCCCGAGCACCTGCGCCGCCTGCCTGCGTTGCGCTTCCTCGCGCGCCAGCGTCTGCTGCCGCTCGACCTCGGCTTGCTGGTTGGCCATCTTGGCGTTGTAACGGGCAGTCTGCGACTGGGCGTCGGCCGCCTGCAGCTGCCCGACCGTTTTCAACGCAGTGCCTGCTGCCAACACAATCATGGGCAGGAATTGCATCAGGAAACCCTCGCATACAGATCGCAGTCGCGTCCCTGATCGTATGCTCGCATCGTGCCCTCGCGCACGAAGCCAAGCATGCGAGCCAATCGGTGGCCTGCGGCAAAATTGGTATCAACAACGGCCTCAATTCTATGCGCGTCCTGCAACGCGAGAAACCGTCGCATGCCGCGCACGATCGCCACAAAATGCGGCCCGGCATCAGCAGAAATCAGCGACCAGACCTGCGCGCGGCCAGGCCACAGTTCAATTGCGCCGCCACACGCAAAAACACGTCCATCGTAGCACGCCGTAACGGCGCAGCCTGCCTCGGTCAGCATGCGTGCATAGCCGTCATCGCACAGACGCTCTGCAAAATCACGCTGAGCCGGTTGCAGCGTCAGCGTGCGCAAATGTTCGGCCGTGAACGCAAGCCATTCCATGTCAGCGATCCTGCGTCACAATCTGGGGCATGATCGCCACCACGGTCGCAGGGAGCGGCTGATCGTTCACATACCATACTCGAGCATCTTTCTCGTACCCGCCGCGCCACAGCAGTTCCTTGTCGCCCGTGAACACCGGCACCGCAGCGTCCATCGGATTGGCTGACGACCGGTACAGGATCTCGTCCACCTCGGTCTCGCTTGGCCCCATCTTGCCGCCCAGCGTGTCCAGCAGACGCACTACCATGCGATGGATGCGCTTCGTCTTGCCCTGCGCCGTGCCATCCGCGGCGCCCGCCTCCAGACGCATCGTGGCCAGCTTGGCAGGGCACGGCAGCCCGACCTGCACGACTGATGCGCTGCGCTGTAACGTGATTGATCCGGACACCACCGTGCGTTGCGGGTGCGTCGAGCCGTCCGCCAAAATATCTACGGTTGCACCCTCGAGGTGACCGAGGCCCGAGATCGTCGTTGCTGGCGTGCTGTCATACGTCAGCCCGCAATCGACGTAGAAAGCGTCCTTCTGATCGTCGCCAAACTCATGCTCGGCCTGCATGAACTCAACGTAACGCTTCGTCGACCCGTTGATTGTGCGGCGCACAATCATCCACAGGTCGTCCCGGTCATTGGTAGGCGACGGCACGCACACCAGCGATTCAACTATACCGCTGCCGCCCAACGGATGACGGTGCCAGCCTCCAAACGGCGGCTCAGTGTACTGCTCGCGGTTAAACGTAAAGCCCAGCAGCAGGCCGTCCGAGCGCGCTGCCCAGACCACACTGTGCGGTTCCTTCTGGTAGGCCATCTGCACGATCTGCTTGCCCTTCGGCACGATGTGCGTGGCGAGAATGCTCATGTCCAGCGACTCGTACCCGTCGCGCAGCGCATCATAACTGACCTCGCGCACGCGCCTGCCGGATCGCTGCACAAACAGGATTGACCCGCCCACGCGCACCGGCTCGACGCCGCGCGATCCGAACTCGGTTGCGCTACTTATCTTGGCGTTCGTCGGCCCAAACGGATCGCTGTCGGTTTGCTCGGTGCAAATGTACTCGCCGCCAGCCGTACCGATCACCAAGTCGTCGCCGGTGATGAGGTACTGAATCGCGTTTGCAGATTGATCTGCCTCGACGGTAAGCGTCACCGACATGTCATTGGTGACTTGGCCGCCCTCGTCGCGATCGCGAAAGTTCTCGTAGTCGGCCGCCACGCTGAACCAGAGCTTGCGGTCGTTGGCGCGCGCGAACACCAACCGGTTGCGGAAGAACCCCGCATGCGACGGGTAGCCTGGCACACTGCCCCACGAACCAAACGCCCAGCGCGTGGTCGCATTGCCCGACCCCACAGCCTCGCTTGGAATGCGCGACAGCACAGTGGCTGTTACCGCTGTCGAGGACGTGTAGGCGGTGATCTGCACCCACCCGTAACCGGGATCCTGATACTCCCATTGCACGCCGGGATCGCCGTCGTACTCGGCCCCGACCGTATGTGTCGGGATAATCCCGCCCGTCGTGCCTGTGGTCAGCGCGGCGTAATTACGCCCGGCAAAGCGACGCAGCGCACCTGCCGTGATGGACTTGTTATTCTCCCACTTGGCGACGCTGTTGGCCTTGCGCTGCTCGATGTAGAACAGCCGCCCGACATCGGTGCTGGCAAACGTCGCGCTGCTGGCCGTAATTGTGATGCCGGTGCCTGTCGCGGCTGAGGCGTAGACCGTAACGGTCTGATCAGGATCGTAGTCCTCAAACGGACCGCCTTGCGGAGTCAGTGTGCTGAGAGACCACGTCGTCGCTCCCGTGCGCGCAAGCTTGCGCGGCGCGTAGTTGGGATGGCAGATGTACAGGATGTCGCCCGACTGCACCATGTGCAGCGCAAACGTGCCATCGTCCTCAATCAGATCGGCCGCCGACCATGGCGTTACTACCTCAACCGGGGTGCCTGGCGTTGACTCCAAAATTCCATTGTCGGTGTAGAACCGGACGTAGAGGTCGCCGAACTCCAGCACATAGGACTGCTCGGTGTTGAACTCAAACGTCGCGAGCCAAGTGCGATACGCGCTGTACCGAACTTCATTGACAAACTTGGTGCCGCCACGCCGCCGGGCCGGACCTTGAACTAGCGGGATAAAATTCTCCATGCGGTAGCACGCGCTGCCGTACTTGCCGACATCGGTGCGACCTTCAAGCTCAGGCGACAGCTCGCCAGCATTGAATGCATTCTGAATCGGGCTGGCCTTGGCCATGCTCAGATCCTCGAAAGAATCCAAGAATCGTCAGGCAGCGGCTCCGGCGGGTTCTCGACGGCATCGGAGCGCACCGCAACGCGCACCGCCTCGTTATACTCCTTCCATGCAAAGTCGCGTTTGCTCCCTGACTGCGTCAGCCGCTCAGCGATTTCGACCGCCAGACGACAGGCAAACACTTCAACGAACAGCGCATCCCACAGGCCTGTGTCCTCAACGCGCGCGATGTAGCGGATTTTCAGCGGCGCGCCCACGTTGGTCAGAATCTTTCCGCCTTCGATCTGCCACGCGGCCTCGCTGCTGTTGCGATAGTCGCTCATGCTCGGGCCGGGGAAATACTCATCGACTTGCACCACACGGATGCAGTCAGAAGGCAACTGGTACTGCCGCGTGAACCCCCAGTTTGGCGCTGGAATCAGCGCCGGCAGGCTTGCGCGAGTGATCGTGAAATTCCAGTTTCTAATGCGGAACTCGGCATCTCGGAGAACATCCCACACGCTTGAAAGCGTGCGGGCTGCCTCCAGGTCGTCGGACAGAGAAAGGATCCGGGCCTCGCCGACCTTGGTGAGCGCCCGGTTGGCGATCTGAACCTGCGAGGCCACAGTGTGGCCTGTTACGCGATCGGCGAGGTTTCGCGCGCGCTGTGCAAGTAGAGGCGGATCGCCTCCAGCGCGAGGATTACGTCAATCTTGTTCGCGTAAACGGTGTCGTTCACACGAAGCTCAATCGCCTCGCTGGACGTGCTAGCGCCTTCGGTTACTTGGCTAGGCGAGTGCTCGCCCTTCACTACGCTGTAAAAGCGATCAGCCATGATTCACCCCTGCGGAATATGTGGGGGCGGTTGCCCGCCCCCGGTTTGCGTCACTCGACAAAGCGGACTTTGAGCACCTGCGTGGTGTCGGCGCCGTTGAAGGTCGTCGTCACCGTGCCACAGATGTCGTACTCGCGGCCGGGATCGCTGGTGAGGCCCAGCACTTCCCACAGCGCCTTGCCGGATTCGGCATAGGTGTACTCGCCGGACTCATGGGTCTGGTCGCTGTTGTTGAACGGGCCGCCCGTCAGCGCCAAAGCGCTCGCGAACAAATCCGCGTCCACAACAGCACCACCATTGTCCTCAGTCTGGTAAACGCCAATGTCCATTGCACCAGCGGTCACCGCATCCCCAGTGCTGAGCAGCACTTCACTGATACGCGCGTTCGACGGCACCCGCGCGAAGCGGATGATGTCGGCCGACGGTTGCGATGCGCTGACGGTGGCAACACCGACCGCTTCCCTGAGCGTGCCCACCGACACTGCCGTGTTGGAGAACACTTTGGGGGTAGCCGTGGCGTTGGTAATCCAAGTCGATTTCACAGTAGCCATTGTCAGTTCCCCCTATCAGGCCCGGTAGGATTCGATGGCGTACACCTTGTTTTCCTCGATGCGCGTGGCACCTGCGGTCATCACGGTGTACAGCTGCCACGGCTCGTTCTGCAGGTCGTGGCGGATCGAGACAGTGTTCTTCACGTCGTTCCACATGCCGAGATGCATGCCCGACTTGCACCATACCGGCAGCGTCACCTCGTTGGTGCCGGCCAGGACGGTTTCGATCAGTTCGCAGTGGATGAACTTGAAGCCCATAAACTCCATGATCTTGCCGTCGCGAAGTACCGGCATGCCGCCGTTGTAATCCGCAGACACGATCTGGATCTCGCCGAGAAGCGCGTCATGGTCAGCGGCGGTGATGCCGACGTAAACCTCTTCCGCATCAAAATCGACGAAGTTGGACATCATCAGCCGCTTCACTTCGCGGAGCTTTGCGAGGTTCAGCTTGCTGTTGGCGCCGCCCACGGCAACATCGACCTCGTTGTTTGCAACGAACGAAGTGCTGGTCGCGCCCGTCTCGCCGGTCTTCGCCGTGCCAGTAAAGGCAGAGCAAATCAAGCGATCAAACTGGCGTCCGGCAGCCATGACGGCGTTCTGGACGTAGCTTGACTGCGGGTCAGCGATCATGCGGAGCTTGTCGAGGCTGTCGATCAATTGGGGCAGATCGTAGTCGCTGGGGTATACCCAGCGGCGATCGGTCGGCGCATCCACGCGGCCCATCGGGGCAAAGCGCGAGGTGACCGACTGCATTTCGATCTTGCCGATCTGATCGACGGGAGCAGCTGCCTTGCCGGTGTAAGAACCGACAGTCACAGCGCCACGGAGTTTCGAGCCTTTCTGCTGCAGCAGCAGCTGGATATTGCTGCTGTACTGCTGCACATACATAGTAGTCAAATTGACGGACATGGTAGTCCCTCCAGAAAACGGTTTGTGGTCTCGTTCTCGGAAGGCTTGTCCGTTACCGGGGCCGATTCCTTGCTCGGTACGCCCAAGCCGGGCGGCAGGTTACTGCGTCAGCGGGCCGGTGATGCCGGTTATCCGCGCCCTTTGCGGGGCGGCCCCCAGGTCAGGAAGCCGCCCCGCTCTGGGGGTCGATGGCGGAGGCCCACCATCGGTGCGATCAGACTATCACTCTGTGCCGGGGAACGCAATCTTGTGCAGCCGCTCAAACTCAGCCCGCGCGTCAATGTCCCCGTTCAGGTACTTCTGCGTCCAACCAATGTCGGCCTTCAGCGCCCCAATGCGAGCCATGGCTTGCTCGGGTGTCGTGGCAAACGACCCGCGCCCGCTTTCGGTGCCCTTTACGGGAGCCTCGGCGTATTGCTGGCCGAGCTTGGAAAACACCTGCGCGGCCTTCTTGACCCCCAGCGCCCGCTCAATGGCTTGGCCTTCCTCCGGCGACAGGCCCGCCTCGCGGATCGCCCGACGCGCAAGCTCGGCCTGCTGATCGAAGCCTTGCCCCCACTCGCGCTGTAGATCCTGCACATCAATCTGCGCCTGCTGCGCAAAGGCCTCTTCCTGCTGGCGCTGCATGCCGGTGGCAAACTCGTTCCACTTGCCAGCCAACCCCTCGGCCTGCCGCTGCGTCAGGCCCGCTTCGTGAAACCACGTCGCGGCCTGTTTGGCGAACCCGCCGTCGTCGCCATCGGGCAACGGGATGTTGTACTGGTCGGCCGCCTCTGGCCGCCCAAGCCGGTTCCAGAACTGGCCCCACTCGTCCGCGCCAGCGTCGTCCTTCGGCAGCACCACGCCGCGCCCGGCCTTGTCTGCGCCGAGAAGTTTCTCCAGATTGGCATAGGACGTGATCGCGTCCTCCGGCGCTTTCCAGCCTTTGTTGAGCACCACGCCACGCACGCTTTCGGGCAGGCTGCTCACCCAACCGTCGGCTACCGGCGCACTTTCGCCACCGGCCGCCGCTACTGCGGGCGCCGGGTTGCCCGCGCCAAGCACGGACCCTGCTGCTACGTCACTCATCGGTATCGATCCTCTCGGTTATGCGGATCAAGTCCGCGTCGCTGACATGCAAGTGGGCCAAGATCCGCAGCAGCACCTCGCGGCGCCCCTCGGCTTGGAACGTGGCAGGCACGTCGGTCTGCCGCGATATGGTGGACACTACGGTCGTGCTGCGGTGCAGCCGACAGAACCGCGCCAGGTCGGCAATGATCGCCTCGCCGTCCTTCGACAGCCTGCCTTCGCCGTCAAGGAACGCGCGCCGATAGGCATGCCGCCGGTTCAGGATGCGCGAAAACGGGTTCTTCACGGCATCACCGCCGGGGTGCCCTGCGAAGCGATCTGCTGCGTCTCAGCCATCGACCTTGCGGCCTGCGCCAGCGGCGGTGCCGCAGCCACCATCTGCGCGGCGGCAGCCTGCTCAGCCTGCTGCGCTTGCAGTTCCTCGATCTCGTCATCAGAGCGCAGGATATTCGCCGGCAGCCCGTTGATACTGGCAAGCTCGCGCGCGGCCTTGGTCGTGTCAAACGCCAGCAGCACGCTCGGGTCAATCTGCGCCATGGGCGCGATGGCCTCAAACGTGCGCAGGATCGCCACGCCGTCCTCGGCGCGCTGGGCCCGGTTGAGCGGCGAGACGTACTCGATCTCGACGTCACCGCCAATCTCCAGCAGTTCGGGCGGCATTTCCGGCAGCATCCCGGCATGCGCAAGGATGTCGAGCTCGCGCTCGATCAGCGGCCCCAGCATCTCGGACTGCTGCCGGCCCATGGTCGGGGCAAGCAGCGCGCCCTTCTCCTGCGCGCGCAGCATGGCCTCGGTTGCCGTCATGTTGGGTTGATCGACAAGGATCTGGAACAGCGTGACAAGAAAAGCGTCGTTGATCACCTGCTGCTGCATCTCGAGCAACTCCAGCCCGAGCCGGTGATCCGCGCCAGTCTTGAGGGGATGCACCAGCTGCTGCCCGCGCTCGTCCACGCCGCCAAAGTTGAGCGCATTCGGGCGCAGATCGAAAGCCTGCAGCGCGCCGTCTTCCTGCATCAGGAGCGGCGGCGATACGGCAAGGTGCGCCGAACGAATAATGGTCTTCTTCATTTCGTTCAGCATCTTGATGTCGGGCAGCACCAGCATCGCCGGTCCGCGCCCATAGGTCTCGCCGGGCGTCGTGATGTACCGGCCCAGCGCATATGGCATGCTGCGATAGCCACCCTCTTCAACCATGGCGCGCTCGTCTAGACAGACGTAGTAACTCGCAAATGCCATGCCGCGATAGTCGCGCCGATTAGACATGCGCTCTTCGTTCGGTTTCACGCAATGCACGAACGTGAACTTCTGCTCAGGTTCCTTCTCGGCACAACGCCGGATCTTTTCCGGCAGCTTGCTTTGCTCAAAATGCTGCACCGCCTGCCGCGCCGTGTACTGGAACTCCCGATGCACCATGTCGATAACACCGTGCCGGTTTTCGCAGACGTAGAGGTTCGCCAGGTCGCATGACCGATACCGAATACCGGTGCCCAAAATGTCCTCGATCATCATGCCACCGGTGCCAAACGCGCCCAGCGACATGTAGCTCTCATGGGCCTGCGAGGCAAAGTTCGCGCGGCTTGAGTACCGCACGCGGAACAGGATGTTCGTCACATCGTCCAGATAGCGCTGTACCGCAGGCACCATGTTCAGTTCTTCGTCGGCCACCCGCAGCCGGTGCCACTTCGCCGTGCGCGGCGTCAGCATCGACTCCATCGCCGCCGCGAACCGCGTGAGCGCCAACGCTGCGGTCGCATCGAACATCTTTTCGGTGCGCTTCTCGCCCTCAGTCCGGTACTGCGACTTCTGAATGAACAGCGCCCGGTCTGGCCAAATGCGTTCGGCCAGTTCCTGCCAGTGAGAGTCCCATATTGCACGCTCGGACTTAAGCCGCTCATGCCGCCGGATGATGTCGTCGGTTCGCGTGTCCATGGTTACATCCTATTCATCAATGCGCCTGCGCGCAGAATGTGCTGTGGTGACTTTATCACGACGGCAGGCGTCACGCTGCCGCTGTACACCAGTTCTGCATCCTGCCCGCTAAGCGTAAATGTGCCGGCCGCCGCGTTGAGCGAGAGCGCCTTGAGCAGGGTCGCGGCCTGCCCGGTGAGCGTGAACGACCCGGCAGCGGCGTCCAGGCTGACGGCCCCTGCCCCGCTGTAGCTGAGGGTCGCGGCCTGACCCGTGATGCTGAACGTGCCGGCAGCGGCGTCCAGTGTGCGGGTCGTGACCAGCGTGGCCGCCTGGCCGGTGATCGTGAAACTGCCCGCAGCGGCGTTGACGTTGCGCGTGGCGAGAAGTGTCGCGGGCTGGCCGGTAAGTGCGTAGCTCCCGGCGCCTGCGTCGAGCGAGTAGGCGGTCGCACTGCCGCTGGATTTGAACAGCAGCAGCAACGACATGGCTTACCTCCGGCGGAAGCCGGGGAACGGGTTGGTGTTGCGCGCTGCCGCAACTACGGGTGGGCGTTCTTGTGAGAACGTCGCGCCTTGAATCGTCGCCGACGTGCCAGCCGGAGAAAACGTCGAGTTGCCCCAGACAAACGGTCGAGGCGTCACAACCTGCTCCAGATCGAAATGGACCATCTGCCACGTCGGAGGCGTGCCGCCGAAAACATTGTGATTCCCAACCGCCGGGAACGGTTCGCCCAACCACGCGGGGATCACGTACTCGTTCAAGATGAACGATTCCTCGTCGGTGCTGAGCGTCGTGAAACTGGTGATCCGCAGCGGGTTTGGCAGTGTTGAGGTAGGCACGGAGTACAAACTGCACGATCCAATCTGCCCTTGAAAACTGTTCGCAGTCGACGTGCCCGCGTTGCCCAAATAAAACGTACCGTTGCCGGCGTTGTTTCCCGACGGTGCTGTCGTGTTGCTGTTGGAAATAAGCGCGGGTGGCGAGTCCACGCCGGTGGATTTCCAAACGCGCCAGACTGCGTTAGCTGCCCCAAAAATGCCGAGCACCGCCAGAAAATGCCATGCATTGGTGACAATGCCCGCCCCGCTCGTCGTCCACACCCCGTCGGTCGTCGCGTTGTCGCTGACCAGTTGAATCTCGCTCGTCGTCGGA